TATATACACAGCTACACACACGGGGTAAAACGGACCCAGTATACCAGGAAGTAGTACTTTGCAGTTTTGCAAGGCCAGTATTGCATGTTTGCAAAGCATGGTATGCAGTAACTTTATGTTACAAACTGAAACAATAGATCACTTTTTATGTAACACATACATTTTTCTCTTGACAAGGTATTGCTTTTTCCTATAACTATGGGGGTAGGGGGCTAAGTTAAACATTAATGTAATAACTTTATAAAGTAGTTACACTAAAGATAGTTATTACATAAGAGTTATTACATTAAAGAAGTAAAGATAAAAGATAGTTATTACATTAATGTTTAACTTAGTGTGTTATTTATGATAGTGGACATAGGTCATTAAACTCTAATGTAATAACTACATAAGTAACAATAATCATATTTGTACTTGACAGAGTTATTACATTAATGTTAAACTATACATAGTCACAAATCATAAAAGCAATAATACTATTGTGACTACGTGCTGTGAGTAGCTACATACATGTTGTAACTGTGTGTCTCCTCTCCCCCTCTCTGTAACAATTACAATGTAACAACTAGGTATTTTGCTTTAATAAACTTTTCCCTTGACAATGAAACATAAACAAGTACAACTATATGCATCAGAAGATGTTTTAACAGACTTCTACAACGCTTTAGCTGACAATGATACCCGTGCTATGCGTAAGGTACATATACCTAAGTCAGATGTATTCTATGTACGTGAAGCCATACATGCTCGTACTGGTGAGTGGTACACGTTAGATCACGTAGAGAGAGCTATGTATTTAGAGGGTCACTTAAAGCGTTATGAGGTGTTAGACCCTGATAGGGAACGTGAGTATGGCAGGTAGAGATTACAAGAGAGAGCGACAACTACAGAGTACTCCTAGAGAGTTAGCCCGTAATGCTGCTCGTAAGAAAGCTAGACGTAAGTTAGAAGCTTCTGGTAGAGTTAAGAAGGGTGATGGTAAGGATGTTGATCACAAGAATGGTAATCCTCACGATAACTCTAAGAAGAACTTGAGAGTAACGACTAAGAAAGCTAATCGTAGTTTTCCTCGTAATAGTAAAGCTGGAAAGAAGTAATATGGCTACAACTAAAGATGTAGAACGTTTACCTAGTGGTAAGTTAAAGTACAGGGGTGAAACTTATCCTGGTTATAACAAACCTAAGCGTACTCCGGGTGCAGCTAAGAAGAGTGCTGTACTAGCTAAGAAGGGTAGTGAGGTTAAAGTAGTTCGTTTTGGTGATCCTAAGATGAGTATCAAGAAAGACCAGCCTGATCGTCGTAAGAGCTTCAGAGCTAGACATAACTGCGATACTGCAACAGATAAGTTTAGTGCAAGATACTGGTCTTGTAAGGCGTGGTAGCGATGACTGATCTTAAACTCCCTGTAGCACTTGTAGCAGCGATGGCTATACAGCTTGTAGCTGCTGTATGGTGGGTATCCAAACAGGCTCACACTATTGAGGTACTACAGCAAGATGTTGTAGATATGAAGACTTACATGAACTCTATGGATATTGACTTAGAGGCTCTTATAGAGTTTGCTACCTTTACTGAGAATAGATGGGCTGAAGAGTACAGCAATGATATGACTTATGAGAGAGTGTTTGGCACTAAGGAACCTACAGTAGAATGACTCTGATATCTCACTTTCCGTTACCTAGTATGCCTTTCCATACACATGAGAATATCGTGTTTGAGAAAGCTGATAAAGATAGGTCACACAGGAATAACGTAGAAGAGAAGCCAGAGCCTAACTTAGTTACGCCTGACACACCAGTAGAGGATCTTAAGTTAGTGAATCAGATGTATGCGTATAACCCTGACGCTAATAAGCTACGTAAGCCTGA